CCAAACTCTACTAGACCGCACAATGTCGCTGAAATCGCTCGGGGCATGTGTGTGTGTGGGTGGTGCCGCAGTATATCTGTGGAGGCACCGAGAGCGCGTGTTGGGCTATGCAGCAATCGGGCTGTATCCCAACGTTTTGGTAAATACCCCCAGCCGTGTGGTCCAAAATCTAACTATGGATCACACAAGGCGCGATGTGAGACGAGATTTCTATCCAATTGATAGCCTTGAAACATCCGAACCAACCAGAACTTCTGACAACGGACATCCAGTGTCAGGAGCTGTACGTGACTGCGCACGAAGAACCATTGATCAAGCTTTACTTGCTTCCGGTTTGACTAAATTAGAAATTTCACCTTCTGAAAAGTCGAATTGTGATAGATCGATCGTGCAGTACTACGCTCCGAATGACCTGGAACGACCAATATCAAATGCTATGCCAACAAACACTGATGTGATTGTTGGTATTGACGTAGATTACTATATCCGTGATATTGGTGAAGTTTTTGGTTTGCTTGTCCCGTGTATTTTTCACACTTTCCAACCACAAGCAGTCGCAGGAAATGATGGCGACGCTTTTTATCGTATAAAAGATAACAAGATAGTATACGAAGTTGGAGGAGGCAATGTGTGGTCCCATAATGTATGGGACTGGGCAGTTTCAGGTGAGTTCGTGGAAACGGACGTAATCAGCAAGACCTGGTATGAAAAACTTGGAAGGAAACTCTTGTGGACACTAGGACTACATCAAGTAGTGTTCACAAAATTGCATCACTCACGACCATGGAAGGCATGTCCCCATAGGTTGTTTGTCTGGACCATTCCACAATTTACGGTGTGGAAATGGCGGTTTTTACCAACTAACCTTGGAGCTAGACGTCTAAAGCACATTAACTTTAAAGACGCTACTAGACCGGGTTGGAATTCCATTGTATATGTCAATCAAGAAGGAGGTGATCTGCGAATCAACTTTGGTCGAGACGGAGAAGACGCCACTGTTGACTTAGCGAAGGATGACTTCGACATACTAATGGGATTACAATCACAACAATCGGTCACCAGTCGTATGATAGGTATGAAATACACTGAGTCCAAGGTTTTAGCCTTAACCGGGCAATACTACCGAAAGGGCGTGTCTGAAATTCCAGATCCCGCCAGGCTGGTGAGGTCAACGGTTCCAAAAGTCCATTGGCCAATAGCCACAGAAGCAGAACAACCCGAAGTTAGTAGTCGGGCTTATTCTGCACCACTCGTCACTGATCAAAATATGATGCCAATGATCAAACGGTGGGAGGCAATGTCATTGTCGATCGACAGGCGTGTCACTTTTTATAAGAATGACAAAGTTCCAAACTCCAAAATACAGGCTTATGCTGTTGAATTTGCGAAGTTGGTAGTTCCAATTGCACACCAAGGAATACCCTATGGGTTGGAAGAATGTGCTGAATTACTTGATAAACCATCGCAGGTTCT